GCACCACGCTGACCCTCGCCACCCAAAAAGGCGTTGACGTTTCGTTTAACAGCGTTGAACGCACGATGAGCTTGGACGACTATTCCAAGCGAATTCTTGCGCCAGCTGTAAACAACCTCGTCGGCGCTGTCGCTGCAGACGTGATGTCTGGTGTTGAAGGCGGCGTTTCCAACCTTGTTGGTAACTTTGACGCTGCTGGCAACTTGCTCCGTCCGACGCTGGAAACATTCTTGAATGCGAAAGCACTCTTGAGCTTACGTTCGGCTCCTACCGACTCCCGTAAGTTCATCCTTGATCCTGTCACCATGGCTCGCACGGTCCAGAACCTTTCTGGCCTGTTGAACCCAGCGACAGAGATTTCTGAGCAGTATCGCAAGGGTGAAGTTTATAACGCGATTGGCTTCGACTGGTTCGAAGACCAGACGGTTATCAAACACACGACTGGTGCATACACTGGCACGTTGACGGTTTCTGGTGCAAACCAGACCGGCACGACGATCACGACAAACGCTCTTGGTGGCCCGCTTGCACAAGGCGACATCATCACGTTTGCTGGCGTGAACGCAGTCAACCGTATCACCAAAGTGTCAATCGGTCAGTTGCAGCAGTTCGTTGTAACGGCGGCAGCTGCCACGGGTGCAACGTCAATCAGCATCTACCCAGCGATTGTTCCACCACAAGGCGGTTCAAACGTGCAGTATCAGACAGTTGATAGCAGCCCTGCAAACGGCGCAGCGATCATCCCACTGACGCTTGCTTCCAGCGTTTACCGCAAGAACCTTGCATTCATTCCAGATGCAGTCACGATGGCAACAGCCGATCTTGAACTGCCAAAGAACATGCAGGAAACGGCAAGAGAACGTATGGACGGGGTTTCGATGCGTATGGTGACAGGTTTTGACATTAAGTCAGACCAGTTCATCACCCGTCTGGACGTGCTTTACGGTTACGTTTGGGTTCGTCCTGAGTGGGCCGTTGTTGTCGCAGACATCATCTAATCACTAAAAGGGGGGCATTGTGCCCCCCTATTTCCCGTAAGGAGCAAGTAAATGGCTAAAGTTCGGCAATATCTTGGTGTATATGAAAGTATGGATTTTCCAGAATATAAATTTCAAGAATATCCGAAGGTTGTCGGGTATAAGGATGAGAAGAAAGAATTCCCAATTGTTGTTGGGGATGCGAAAGAAGAAGTGGAATTTATCACCACTGGTGAGCCTGGGTCATTCAAGACCCGCGAAGATGAATTGCAGGCTGAGTTGGATCGTAAGAAAGTAGAACTTGAACTTGCCCGGACGCAGCTTGCTGAAATAAAGGCACAGAAAGAACTGGCGGAAACTGCAAAGCCTAAACCTTCTTCTGGGAATTCTGTGCCCTCTAACAAACCAGCCCTTAACGTCAAGGACATCTAAATGACCACGGCGCTCGACATTATCACGTTAGCTTACAAAGACGCTGGTGTGTTGGGCGTTGGTCAGACCCTTTTGTCTGAAGACGTAAATGACGCGCTTATTCGTTTAAATATGATGATCGCCCAGTGGCGTGTTAAACGCTGGATGATCTGGCATTTGATTGACAAAAGCGTGGTGTCAACGGGCGCGATTAAATACAGTGTCGGCCCGGGCGGGGATATTGATGTTCCCGTCCGGCCTGACAAACTGGAAAGCGCTTATTTTCGAATGCTGCCGAATGCGAACGGCACACAAGCGGTAGATTATCCGCTGCAATTGCTTTTCTCCCGTGAGGATTATGCGCGAATTACGCTCAAACAATTGGTGTCGTTTTCTCAGTGCATTTTCTACGACTCCGATTGGCCGATGGGTTATATTTATCCTTGGCCTCTCCCGCAAGCAAATCTCTACGAAGTTCATATACTTCTCAAAGAAACACTGGCAGAATTTACAGACCTGACAACGGTTTTCAATTTCCCTCCCGAATACCTCGCGGCCTTACACTACAATCTTGTAGTTCGAACTCGCGCTGCGTATAGGCTTCCGCCAGATCCAACTTATGAAGGTTTGGCGAAAGACTCGATGGAGACAGTGCGCTCCGCAAACGCACAAATTCCTTCTCTTGTGATGCCGGATAATCTGGTCCGTCCGAGTGTCTACAACATTTACAGCGACCAAACGAGGTAAATCAAATGGCTATACCTGATCGTCTCCCAAACGGTTATGCGCTTCAAGATGGATCAATTCTTGAAGGCTTGCTTGCTACTCCACAGTGGCAGACAAACTACGGCATTACCGCGCTCGGCACGACCCGTGCATCAACAACTCCAGTTCTTTCCCTTGGTTCTAATGTTGTGGCGGTTTCGACCGGCTCTAACTATGGTGTGGTTTTGCCATCTGCTGTGGCTGGTAGCGTTGTGTATTTTTACAATGCTGATGCTGCCGATGCTGTGACCGTGTTTGGCAATGCGTCCGACACGATCAATGGCACGGCTGGTGCAACGGGCGTTTCGTATGCTGCAGGAAAACGTGTGCTTTTCATTGCTGTTACGAATAATGTTTGGATTGCTAACGTAATGTCTGCTACGTAATAGGTGTAGGAACGTGCCGCAGATCCAGCTTGTTCAAGGTGCTTATGAAGCGCGCTCGGTTATCGCAAATGCCCAGCGCTGCATAAACTTATACCCTGAGCAAAATACGAAGGATGCTGAAGTTCCTTACACCCATTACTGCACTCCGGGGCTGACGCTTCTCGCGCAAGGAATTGTGGCCGAGGTGCGTCAGCTTTACACAGCATCTAACGGGCTTTTGTTTGCGATCATCGGGAACATTGTTTACTACGTCCCAGATAACTTTGTGTTGCAAAATTTAGGTGCAATCGCAACACAATCTGGATTAGTAAGTATGTATGATAATAAGTTTACGCTTATTATCTTAGATGGCTCAACAAATGGCTGGAGCGTGGATTTAACCACTCTCGCCTTCAACACCTTTGCTCCGACAAATTTTGTCGGCGGAAATCAAGTTCGTTATATCGATACGTTTTTAGTATCCAGCACTCAAAACGCAAATATTCAATCCAGTGACTCTGCGGATACAACCTATACCGCTTTAGCTGTCGCCACAATGTCTGGAGATGCTGATAAACTTCAGATTATTGATGTCGTGCATAAAGAAATGTGGAGTTTTGGTAAGCGCACAACTGAAGTTTGGAGCAATGTTGGGGCTTATCCGTTTCCATTCCAGCCAATCCCCGGCGTTTTCTTGCAGCATGGGATCGCGGCTTTACGTTCGCTAGCGAAATGGGGCCTCAACATTTTCTGGCTTTCAGAAGATAACAATGGTCAAGCCTTAATCATGCAAGGCACGGCTTATAAGGCTGATATTATTTCCACTCCGGCGATTGCAGATGCAATTGGAAAGTATGACAAGATTTCAGATGCGGTTGGATTCTGCTATCAACAAGGCTCCCATATTTTCTATATGTTGAGTTTTCCGTCAGCGAATGCGACTTGGTGCTATGATCTTTCTACCCAGCTTTGGCATGAACGGGGATATTTAGATAACAATGGTAATTTAGTCCGACACAGAGCAAATTGCGTTGCTCATGCTTACAACCGCACAATTGTCGGAGATTGGCAAAACGGAAAACTATACTCTTTTGACTTGCAAAACTACACAGATAACGGCGATCCAATTTTACGTTTACGCTCCTTTCCGCATATTGTCATGGATGGAGATCGTGTAAGTTATTCAAGTTTTATGGCAGATATTGAAGTTGGAACTGATCTTGATCCAAAAGCTGACTCACAAGTTACCCTTCGTTGGAGTAATGATCGTGGCGTTAGTTTTGGAAACGGACTTCAGCAATCCCTCGGTAAAACTGGTGAATACCGTGCGGTGCCGTCTTGGAATAGACTGGGTTTTGCGAGAGATCGGGTGTTTGAACTTTCTTGGACTGCACCTGCCGCAACAGCATTGAACGGGGCATGGATTCAAACTGAAAAGATGGAGACATGACATGCAAAAAGTAGTCGTGCCGACATCTCAAAAGGGGATTGTGGAGGAAAATGGTTTTCCTTCACGGCAATTACAGATTTTGTTAAGCGCCTTGGCTGCAAATAGCGTTCCGACCACGACAAATTCGTCTACTGGAGCTATAATGGGTGCGGTGATTTTGTTGCAAAATGAGGCTGTTATTCCTAACAATTGGACATCAATCGGAACAACAGTCATTGGTGGGAAAACTTATAAACTGATAACTCAGGTTTAGGAGATTAATATGGACCCCGTAAATATAGCCATGATGGGCGGCGGATTGCTGGCGGGAAATCTCCTAAAAGGATTTGGGGGACAGCAAGCGTCCAATATTCAAGCTGGTGGTGCGCAAAATGCCGCACTTTGGCAGGCCCTTGCCGCAGGCCAAGCTCAACAAAATTACGCCCAGTATTTTAATCAAGCAAAAGCGGCCTTGAACCCTTACGTTCAAGCTGGCCAAACTTCCATGAACACCCTGCAAAGTTATTTGACAGGGAATGCTGCAAAAACTGCAGGTATCGGCGGGGGCGGCGATACGCTTATGTCTACCTTTCAGCCTACTCAAGCCCAGCTGGAACAAACTCCGGGCTATCAATGGGCGAAACAGCAAACCCTTGGTGCCATGACAAATTCTGGAGCAGCACAGGGCCTCGGCACATCTGGAAATCTTGTGCAGCAAATCGGCCAAACTGCAACAGGTCTTGCTTCCCAAACATTCCAGCAACAAGTCCAAAACTATATGAACCAAAACCTTCAAGCCTATAACATGCTATTCCAGCCTTCACAGCTGGGCGCGCAGGCGGCAGGGCAGTTGGGGCAAGCGGCTTTACAAACTGGCCAGTTGACTGGAAATGCGATGATGGGTGCAGGCACGGCACTTGGTCAAGGTGTGATGGGCGCAGCAAATGCACAGGCCCAAGGAACAAATGCGCTTTATGGTGGGATTGCATCTGGCCTAAGTTCTACCGCATCTCTCCCAATAATGGCGCAGATGTATGGCCAAAATGCCGGGACAGGTGCGGGCGCGAACAATTATAGTAGCGCAGCATTTGGATTACCTGCGGCAATCTTTGGAGCAGCTGGTTACAAAGGGCCGTTGGAGTTTGGAAATGCACTTTCTGGTAGCAGCGGAATGGGTTATGGGCCTCAGATGACCGCAAGCGGCTCTGTTTACTAAAGGGACTTTAAGATGGCTGGCGAAATTCCATACCCACAAGCTCCAGAAGGCCCAAGGTTTACAGAAAGTAATCCTTTAGAAATGATGTCACAGATGCAAGGCATTGCTTTGCGGAATGCAGAAACTCAACGTGCAGAACAAGCTGCAGCTATCCAACAACAACAATTTGTTGCGAAGCAGGCACTTGGGCAGCTTATGCAGCAACATGTGAACCCAGAAACTGGTGATCTTAACAACGAAGATTTTCTAATCCACGCATCGACTGTCCCAGAAATACGTCCGATCATGGGCGAGGTTATGACTCTCATGCTCAACAACAAGCATGTAGAAGAACAAATTCTTGGGCAGCAATTAGCAAATGCTGAGAAAAAGTTAGATATAAATTCTGGTATCTTTTCAGCCGTTTATGCTGAAAAGATGAGAAAAGGATTAAAGGGCCCGGAAGCTGATAAACAAGCGGCTGCCGATGTTGTGGCACAACAAGTTGCGGCTGGCACGGTGGGTCGAGGGGCTGAAGCGTCAAAGGCTCTCTTGCATTATACCCAAGCGATCAATAGCGGGCAAAAGTTTGATGACATGGCCCGCACTTATGCGCTTTCAGCGCCAAAAGGAATTGAAGGGATCAGGGCAACTGGAACTACACTAGCCCAGCTTACCGCTCCAGTTGAAACCTTTGACGATAATCCTGACTCCCCAACATACGGACAGAAAATAAAGGTTCCAGCCTACAAGGTTCAAGGTGCGCTGCCGGAAGGCGCTTCCGATCTTATGGGAGAACCGATGAATGCTGCACAGGGCGGGTCGGCTCCTCCCGCTGCTGATGTGGCTAGGCGGGAGCCTCAACCCTCTGGGGCTCCCGCTACCCAATACAAATATCTTCAAGAAGCGCCTATTGCTGCACAAAGAGAAATCGCCTTCCAAAAAGGTGAAGGGGATTACGCAAAACTCGGACAAGAGATTGGTGAGGCTGCACAAAGTGCAACTGGAAGTCAGCAAGCCATATCAGAAACAAGAAGTTTGTTGAAAGACATTGAAGCTCTTGGGAAGTCAGGAACAGGACCAACTGCTC